GCCGCCCCTAGGGGCGACCACCCGGCACTTACGTGTCGTATTGGAGAAGACGTTGTAAACCTTCTCCAATAACACCCACTTCTGGAAATCCCAGAAGTGTTCTAAAACCGTTCGCGGTCCGTAAGGAAATTTCATGGCAGGATATGTCACTGACAGCAGGATACTTGAGCACATTGCTCATGCATCCTTTGCGAAGAATCGCGCTGCGAATGCGTCCATGCTCTGGACGTATTCTCTCAGTGACTTTCCTGACTCGGACCAGACTACCACGAGTTATCGAACTCATGGTTCCTGGGATACCATCGACGAGTCGACTGATCCTACTAACGCCACTTCAGTAATCGATTTTTACCGAAAACTGATTGACGAGGATAGGACGACTCGTGGTGGGTCGGATAACGGCCACACTTTTGTCACCGAATCACGGCGGCTCTCTATGAGTCACCCATTCGTTGATACCAACCCTAGCGATCACAATGGCTGGGGTAGGTATGTGGGCCCCTTAATCATTCAAGATTTTGGGGATACCGCAATGCAGTGGCCGAATACTTCGGTCGCTGAGACAGTCCATGCCCAAATAGGCACAGGCTTCATTGCGAATACCGTTCCGACTAATCCCATAGCTGGCCTCGCTGTGGCTCTCGCGGAATTACACCGTGAGGGCCTTCCGGGACTACCAGGTGCTAAAGCTGTCCAAGATGTCCTTAAGAAACATCCCGGCAAGAATGCCGGCGATGAATATCTTAATTGGCAATTTGGGTATAAGCCTCTAGCAAATGATGTCGCGAAATCTCTTTATGCCGTAAATCAGGCTTCCAAGCTGATTTCGGATTTTAAAAAGAACAGCGGTCTCAAGGTCCGACGTCGTCGGACCGCACCGATGCAACAATCGTTCGGGACTTCGACGTTCCCCTCAAGCCTGAGAGGAACGCCGTCGTACTTTGGCGAATGTTTTGACGGTGGGACGAGTACGCAGGTAACAGTCGATGAACTAACCCAGTATTACTGGTCGTTCAGCGGCGCGTATAGCTTCCTACTGCCGGAGGAGAATTCTTCTCTCTTCGGTCAGTTAAAAAGTTATGCGCGTGATGTTAACCATCTATTCGGGATTGAATTAACTCCTGATGTGATGTGGAACCTGCAACCATGGAGCTGGCTCGCCGATTGGCTTTGGAATCTGGGTGATGTTATCCAGAATCTATCGCGCTTCGCCGAGGACAGTTTGACGCTTAAATACGGTTACGTCATGTGTACTACAGACGCATACCGTCTTTACACTAAGAACCCTGTTACCTATTACGGTAGCAATGTTTCTAGTGGGCCCATCTGGTGCAAACTCAGTTCAACGAGAAAGCAGAGATGGCAAGCGACACCTTACGGTTTTGGACTAAACCCGGGCACTTTTAGTGAGCGGCAATGGTCCATCCTCGCTGCTCTTGGTTTATCCAAGGGCAACGTCAAACTCCGATAACATCCTGTTATCGGAGCCGGGATCTATCTGACCCCGGATCCCTACAAATCTAGGAATCTCGCGATGAGTTTTGCCGACCCACAGTCAGTTACCATTTCTGGCGTTACTACTTCTCTTCCCAGAGTTAGTAGTGGTGCGGATACCGGTGCGTTCAAGTCGAACGATGGTACCCTCACCCTGTCTGTTGCTTCTTCCTACGGGAAGCGCACCCGACAGACCGCCAGGCTCTCTGTCACCAAGGTCTCAGCGGACCCGTTCCTTCCGTCGACGAACGTCACCCAGCAGATGGCTTGCTATCTGGTGGTTGATCGTCCTCCGGCCGGTTGGACGGTAGCTGAGGCTAAGGCTGTCGTAGATGGCTTTCTGGCCATTCTTACGGCATCCACTGGTGCAAAGATCACCCAGTTGCTGGGTGGTGAGAACTGACCGGCTCTAAGCCGCGTCCTTTATGGGCGAACAGGGAAAGCATTCGTCGCTAGACATTCCGCATACCCCGAGAGGGGAACGGATGAAAAGGTTGAATGAATTCCTAGAAGAGGTCCTCAATGACTTGGGGACCTGGTGTAACACGAGTGCCACTCAAGACTACAAAACGGTCTTGAGGCGGATCGAACATGAGGGGTTATCGTTCTTAACGATAACCCTTACAGACTTCGGAAAAGACTTCGAAAAAAGTCTTGACCGCGGTTCTGTAGCTCCTGCGTCCTTCGCTTCTTTTGAGCGTCGGCGAGGTCTCCCCCTGTTCATGGGAGGTTTCCTAGAGCAAGTGTTCGACCGGAATACGGGTTGGTTGCTCGATGATCCTTCGATCACCGCGATCTGGGCCATTCGTCAATTTTCGTTGATGTTTGGCAAGATTCGCCTCCCTTGCAGTGATGCAAGGGTTGCTGCGGCTTTCGATAAGTACATCGAGTGTGAGCAGGAAGTACGTTTGTCCGACACGCTTCTCGCGGAGGATGATTCTCTTCGCGAGGATTTTAAACGTGTCGGGCGCCTTCTTTGGGCACGGACATTTAGTTTGGTTGATGGAAACATCGCCAACTATCGTCTTCGCCCAAAGCATGGTCCTGGTTCCACGGCTGATATGCTTCTTGGAAACAAGAAGTGGAATCAGCTCGAGTGGACCACACGCCTTGAGAATGTCTTCAGTCATGTTGACTTCCTCTCGACGTGGAGCCTAAGAGATAGGCTCGGAAACGTAAAATTCCTCGAACCTGGAGCTGAGAGACCCGTTAAGGTGATCTCAGTTCCTAAGACGCTCAAAACTCCAAGACTCATTGCGAAAGAGCCCGCGTGCATGCAATATGCACAACAGGCAATTCACATTGACCTTGTGGGAACTATTGAGAGTTTCTCTCATAGTGGAGATGAATTTGACAGATTCATCTCATCCCTAGTCGGATTCACTGACCAAACGGTAAACAACCGAATGGCAGAGATAGGCTCCCTCACGGGTACCCTAGCGACGCTAGATCTTAGCGAAGCATCTGACCGTGTTTCGAATCAGCATGTACGTCTTCTCCTTGAGAATCACCCACACCTCTTCGAGGCTGTGGATGCAAGTAGAAGCCGAAAGGCTGATGTACCTGGCCATGGCGTTATTCGCCTAGCCAAGTTTGCGTCTATGGGTTCAGCCCTCACTTTTCCCATGGAAGCAATTGTCTTCGCGACAGTTGTTTTCCTAGGGATTGAGCGAGAGCTCAACCACCCGTTGACTAGAGAACTGGTTCAAAAGTTCTCTGGTCTGGTACGCATCTACGGAGATGATATCATTATCCCCGTAGGATTCGTGGATTCCGTTGTAGAGACTTTGGAGCTATTTGGCTTCAAAGTGAATTCTAACAAGAGCTTCTGGACTGGTAAGTTCCGGGAGTCTTGTGGTAAGGAGTACTATGACGGCGAAGATGTCTCCATCGTTCGTCTTCGTAGTGAATTTCCTACCCAACGGGGCTCTGCTGCTGAGATTGTTTCTATGTCGGAGACACGGAACCAGCTTTACAAACTGGGACTGTGGCGAACGACACGTTTTATCGACGATCTATTGGAAGGTTTAATACCTTACCCGGTCGTCGAAGAAACATCTCCCATCATTGGCCGTCTCACGTATCTACCTGTCGTTAGCGTAGATGCATGGGATAACGACCTTCATATCCCTCTTGTCAAGGGGATGAAAGTCGTACCGAAGCCACCAGTTGATGAACTGGATGACTACGGTGCCCTGATGAAGTGCCTGCTTACACGCTGCGGTTTGCCAGTCGCAGACAGCGAGCACTTGCACAGAGCTGGACGTCCCCGCGCCGTCTACATCAAGCGCGGGATAGCACAACCCTGGTAAAGGGTTGTGGGAGCAGTAATGCTCCTGTGGGAGTCCATAAGCGTGTCATTTCTTATGGAAGCCAC